GCGCCGAAAAGTCTCCGGGAAAGAAGTGGCCGCGCTCAAGGCGGGCGCGCCTGTCCCACTCAAGAACCTGTGCGATTCTTGTATGAGTGGACAAGCAGCCTGTGCTCGCGCACGGTTTTGGCCACTTTGCATTTCCTGGTTTGATTTCCTGTGTTCGAACCTTCTTATTCCCATTCCCAGTGTTGAGATAAATCCTGCTACACGCAGTGCTGACATACGTGTCCAAGAATTTATTGGGAATAAAGTCGTCGCCCGGTTGGTTGCTGTCAAGTGGGATTTGCTTATCAGAAACAAATTCTTCAACCATCCGACGACTACTTCGCCATTGCACCTTGTTGGAGGGAATGGCGGGAACTTGAAGGGATCGAACAAATTTACATGGGTCATGAGCACCACCATGCTCGGCACTCTCACACAGATACAACTCCCACAGAGCCCTCCTACACCACTGAGGTACCCTAAGGCGCCCCTTGCAAGGGTGTCCAAGTCCACCAAGGGTGGAAGGAAGTTCCGCGGGCCTGTGCTTCTTCATTGCAATCTTCCGTTGCGTGCGGTAGATTGTCTTTGCACAACGTGCAAGTCGATTGAACGAAGAAGGATCAACAGAGTGCTGGGTCATGACCCCATTACCATCTCGAACGAACTCCTTCAAGGAAGGGGGTCTAAAGGGCTCGAGCCCTCCGCTCTTGGCCGTGAGCGCGTAGGCTTCGCAGAAAACGAATCCTATCTTAGACCTAAAAGACTTTCCTTGATGAAGTTCGCTTCCTACCGCAGTGGCACGCTGAGAATAGGAAGAGACGTTTCCGGGATGAGTGACAGCAGCAAGATCATCTCCGCATATGATCCTGTGCGAGCCAAGTCTTTCACTCATCCAGCAGTTAAGAAGACTCAAGATTATAAAACTGCAGGGAGTTCCCATAAGGGAACCCCTGACCTTGGGTACTTCAACCCGGCCGTTAACTGCCGGACCGAAACGTCTTTCAACAGCATCTCTATCACCTGGGTTAATGTCGCTCAGCGAATACGAGACATAATGCACTTCGTCACCAACGCCAAGACTCTCGGCGATGGCCTGGACAAGCAAGGCCGGCAGGCCCGCCTTACTAAGTCCTTTAATGACAGAACGAATTGCATCATGCCCAAATCCGTCAGTAGCACAGGTAAGGTCCGCCGAGAGGAAGACCTTACCTTCAACATACCCACTCCATACTTGTCGAAGAGATTCCACTTCCGTATGCGGAGCATAAGGAAGAATCTGAGGAATTCTCTCAAGCATGCGAGGCCAAATGACCTGTCTCGCAAGGTCACCTTGGGCGAATATAGATGCCGGAGGTTTGGTAATGATACGTGCCTTCATCCCGAGTTCGGCGATTACGCTAGCCTGGTGAACAACACGCTTACCCTCAGCCGAACGGAGAAGCCAAGCTGTACTAGAAGCTTGGTTCCTTTCGGCGCTCAACGCAATAGGGTGAGCGTGCAGAGCATCACTACGTATTCGTCTACTCAGTCGATCTTCGAAGTGGTTAGCCAGGGCGGACCTCTCGCGAAGTCCACTACCTGGGGCAGGCCTACCACCCCTGAGGTATCCCTTGCTGCTCTGAGCCCAAGCCTGGCGCTTGAGCGAAACAACGTAGGAGGAATAGCCCCCAGAGGCCCGGCCACATTCGACGACCGCACTGGACGAAGAAGGCACAGAATATGTAATTTGTTCTCGGAACGCCCCCTTCATCAGATCCTTCACGAAACACTCGATATCGCTAAGCACACTGCGATCAGTTTCGTGTCTGGTGGAGAGGCGATTAAGGTGCTGAAACATTGCTTCTCGTTGTATCTCTTCAGGCGCGCATGGAAGTGCGCGGGCAACTCTGCTGAAGGCCAGAGCGCCTTTTGTAGAAAGAGATCTATCGAGCCAAGAAGCAATCTTTCTGGGAAAGTGGGACACTGGTGGGCCACCGACACCCGAACTCCTAAGAGCTCGGGCTCTAAGCCAACCGCAAACAACCTTCAAAGTTTGCGCGGTGTCCAGCCAGCCATTTCTCTCAACAGAGAGAGACAGCCAACGTCTCAATTCCCAGGAACCAGCACGCGTTCCGAGGCCACAGGAAATCAATCCACACCATACAGCTTTCCAAAGCTGATGGAGCGGGGAAACAGTTCGACGACTGGGGACGTGTCTTCGAGACCTGCGAGAGCCAGCGATAAAGCTGGCACGAACAGCGCTCTTAGACGCAGGAGGGAGGCCTCGAACAGAGACTCTCTCCCGACCCATAACCGTCACATACGGGAAAGACGCTAGCCTTTCACGCATGATCTTATCATAGG